GCACCCCCTATGCTGGAACAAGAGGCACCTCGGCAGTCCGGTGAGCGGGCCAGCAAGTCCTCGAAGAGCCGTGCAGGTCTCTCGAAGTACAAGATCAACAAGGCGGGCCGCAAGGGTTCCCGCACGAACAGCCTCGGGAATGTACCCCAGAGCTAACCGGAGTAACCCATGAGCCAAGCTACGAATTGCGCTCAGAGGTATGAAAAGCTTGCCTCGGAGACCCGAGAGAGCTTCTTGGAGAGAGCTAGGGAATGCGCCAAGCTGACGATCCCTACGCTCTTCCCCGAGACAGGTCATACCAAGAGCACCAGTTTCAAGACGCCCCACCAAGGGATCGGCGCTCGTGGTGTTAACAACCTCGCCTCGAAGCTGCTCCTGAGCCTCTTCCCGCCTAACAGTCCCTTCTTCGCGATGCGAGTGGACGACTTCACGGCGCAGGAACTGGCGCAAGAGGAGGGTGCCCGCGCCAAGGTGGACGAGGCGCTGAACAAGTATGAACGCTCCGTGATGCAGGAGATTGAGAACTCAGGGGACCGCGCTGGTCACTTCGAGGCCCTCAAGCACCTCATCGTGGGAGGCAATGTCCTCCTGCAAGTCCCGAAGGAAGGCAAGACCCGTGTCCACTCGCTGGAGAACTACGTGGTCGTGCGTGACCCTCAGGGGACCGTGCTGGAGGGCATCATCAAGGAAGAGATCGCTTGGGCATCGCTGCCTGAGGATATCCAGGACCTGATCAAGGACAACGATAACCTCAAGGGCGCTGACGGTAAGATCGATCCCAGCAAAGAGATCGCGATCTTCACCAAGTGGAAACTCGACGGTAAGAACATCAAGAGCTATCAGGAAGTGGAGGGCAAGCAGGTACCCGGATCAGAGGGTAGCTGGCCCAAGGACAAGTCTCCCTTCATCGCTCTTCGGTGGACCACTATCGACGGCGAGGATTATGGCCGTGGATATGTCGAGGAGTACTTCGGTGACCTCAAGGCCCTCGAAGGTCTCTCCAAGGCGATCCTCGAAGGGTCCGCTGCGGCTGCTCGCATCCTGTTCCTAGTGAACCCCAATGGTGTCACTCGGGCCAAGGATATCACTCAGGCTCCCAACGGCGCCGCCATCGGTGGTCGTGAGCAGGACGTGACGACCCTCCAGCAGCAGAAGCAGGCCGACATGCAGGTAGCCATGCAGACCGCCCAGACGATCACTGAGCGGCTGTCCTATGCCTTCCTGATGAACTCCGCGATCCAACGCCAAGGTGAGCGTGTGACCGCTGAGGAAGTCCGGTACATGGCAGGGGAACTCGAAGATGCCCTTGGGGGTGTCTACTCGATCCTCAGCCAAGAGTATCAGCTTCCCTATGTGAACCGCGTGATCGCCCGCATGACCCGCGCCAAGAGGCTCCCCAAGTTGCCTGAGGGTGTGACCCAGCCGGTCATCACCACTGGCTTGGAAGCTCTGGGCCGAGGCCATGATCTCAACAAGTACGATATGTTCCTCAAGGCCCTCATGCCGCTGGGACCGGAAGTCCTGTCTCAGTACATGAACGTGGGTGACTACATCACTCGGATCGGCACCAGCCTCGGGATTGACCTCGATGGCCTCGTGAAGAGCGATGAGCAACTCCAGCAGGAAGCCGCTGAGGCACAGCAACAGCAGATGCAACAACAGATGATGGAGATGGCCAAACCCGCTGTGGGTCCCGCTGCCAAGGCGGGTGTAGAGGCTGTCGCCCAAGCATCTCAGAACCAGAGTGAGTAACTATGGCCGAGACCGTTACCATCGATACCTCCGCTGAAAACTCGGGTCCCTCTCTCGAAGAGGAAGCCGAAGCTCAGGACAATGCCGCAGCGGAGAACCAACCGGATGACACCCTTCCTTCGGAGACACCGGAAGTTGACCCGGATCGCCCTGAGTGGCTCCCAGAGAAGTTCAAGTCCCCCGAGGACCTTGCGAAGGCATACTCGGAGCTTGAACAGAAGCTGGGTCAAGCCGACACTTCCGAGGAAGCGCATGGGGAAGCACAGGAAGCCCTAGATAACGCTGGGCTGGACTACGAGGCATTCGCTCAAGAGTACGCCGAGAACGGTGGCCTCTCCGATGAAGCCTACGAGTCCCTTGAGAAGGCTGGCATCCCTCAGCACATCGTGGACAACTACATCGCTGGCCTTGAAGCACAGCAGACGATGATGCGCGGTGAGGTCCTTGAGGGTGTTGGCGGTGAAGAAGCCTACAACGAGATGATCGAGTGGGCCGCTGATAACCTGGACGAGGGTCAGATCGACGCCTTCAATGCCACCCTTGAGACCGGCGATGTGAACCAGATCAAGATGGCCATCACTGCCCTCCAATCCCAGTACAGCCAGAACACCGGGAATGAACCCTCGCGTACCGTCTCTGGTCGTGCTGCTGGCGATGGGCCGGTGTACGAGAGTGTCGCTGAACTCACCCGCGACATGGGGGACCCCCGGTACATGGAGGACCCTGCGTTCCGCCAGAAGGTCGAGCAGAAGCTCGCTCGTTCCAACATCCTCTAACAGGAGTACATCATGGCTGCACCCTCAGGGCGGGTCTATTCGGACTATGACCGCAAATACCAAGCTCGCCCTGAGCAGGTACGCAAAAGGGTCGCCCGTAATAAGGCCCGCAGGATGATGATCCGAAAACACGGCAAGGCTGCTCTCAAGGGGAAGGACGTGGACCACAAGAATGGTAACGCCACGGACAACTCCAAGGGCAACCTCAAGCTCATTTCGAAGTCTAAGAATAGAGCAAAAAAGTAGATTACTCTTACTAGCCCCCTCGACGGCCCGCACTGATAAAGCGGTGTCCCCAGAGGGGGTCTTTAAGAGCAATCCACGCTCACTCGGGGGACGCCCCGATCTATCCAACAAGACAGACTATGCATAGTACAACCCGGCCCTCTGCGGAGGACAACCGAGGCTTGGAAGGCGGTCGATTGAGTTGGTGAAAACCTACACAACGTAACCTTTCCAAAGGAAATCTGACATGGCTAACGCTACCCCGTCCCGTTTGGGTCAGGCGAACCTGTCGGGTGATGCGCTCGCGCTGTTCCTCAAAGTCTTCTCGGGCGAGGTCCTGACCTCGTACAACGCGAAGACCGTCATGAAGGACAAGACGCGGGTCCGCAACATCACCTCGGGTAAGTCGGCCCAGTTCCCGGCCATCGGTCGCACGACCGCCGAGTACCACACGCCGGGTGCTGAGATCAACGGCATGAACATCGAGCACGGTGAGAAAGTCATCACCATCGATGATCTGCTGATCTCCCACGCCTTCATCGCCAACATCGATGAGGCCAAGAACCACTACGAGGTTCGCTCCGAGTACGCGATGCAGCTTGGTGCACGCCGGTACGCCGGATTACCCGGATACCTCGGGCAACAAGTACGGCGTGGACGCGACGACCTACAAGGCCCTGTGCATGCACAAGTCCGCGCTTGGCACCGTCAAGCTGATGGACATCGCTGCCGAGGCTGAGTACGACATCCGCCGTCAGGGTACCCTCATGGTTACCAAGATGGCTGTCGGCCACGGCGTCCTGCGCCCGGAAGGCATTGTCGCTCTCGACGCTTCCCTCTCCTAATCCACACTAGATTGACCCCCTGCTTAACGGCGGGGGGTCTTTTTTGCATTTTACCGGAGAACCCTCATGGCAACTCTGCTTACCCCTACGACCGAGCTTGAGGCGGTCAACGAGTGCCTCGCGAACATCGGTCAAAGCCCCGTGAGTTCGATCTCCGGGGACATCGGGGTGGACGCTGCGCTGGCCCTCCAGCTTGTCCGCTCTGTCAGCCGTGAACTTCAAGTGCGTGGCTGGTATTGGAACACTGATTACGACTACCCGCTGACCCCTAACGGTGACAAGGAAATCCTCCTCCCTGCTAACACCTTCTCGGTGGACCCCACGGGGGACGACAGGGACAAGGATTACGTCCAGAGGGGCCGCAAGCTGTATGACCGGAAGAACCGGACGTACCTCTTCGATGATCCTGTGGATGTAGAGATCGTCATTGGCCTTGAGTTCGATGAACTCCCCGAGGCCGCTCGTCGCTACATCGCACTCCGCGCTGCCCGTATCTTCCAGAACCGAGTGGAAGGCGCCAATGACCCCGAGGACCGCCAGAGTGAAGACCTGGCTTACGCCGATCTGGTCAACGAGGACATGCGTGTGCAGGACAACAACATGCTGACGGACAACTACGAGACCTTCGAGATGCTCCGTCGCTTCGTCTATTAACACCGGAGACACTCTATGCCTCTCGTAGCATCGTCTATCCCTAACCTCGTCTCTGGGGTGTCCCAGCAGCCTGCTCCCTCCCGCCTCCCTACCTCGGGGCAGGAGATGAAGAATGCTTTCCCCAGCGTGGTCTCTGGGTTGATGAAGAGGGCACCTACGGAGTTCGTGGCTGAACTCTCAACTGGCATCACGGTCCCTGACGCTGCCGCTGTGCATGTGATCGACCGTGACGTGAACGAGAAGTACATCCTCGTGGTCGGCCAGAGTGACCTTGAGCTATTCGATGAGGCTGGCGTCAAGCAGACCGTAACCTTCCCCGATGGCAAGGGCTACCTGCCCTCCACGGACATCTGGAAGAAGATGCGGTTCGTCACGGTGGCCGATACGACCTTCTGTGTGAACACTGAGAAGACCGTGGGGTCCACCACGATCACCGAGACCCGTACCGACCCTAAGACGGTAGCCTCGGTGTTCATCAAGACCGCTATTCCCTCCCAGACCTACGCCATCTATGTGAACGGTTCTCTGGCAGGCTCCACGACTACCAATGACAACACCACGGCAGGCACGGCCCTTGAGGGCACCGCAGCCATCGCAGCGGAACTTAAGACCGACCTCATCTCCAACGGCTACACCGATGCCGAGGTGTACAACACCACGGTGACCTTCTCGATCACCTCGGGGGACACCCTAGAGGTCCTCGATGAATTCGGCGGGAACGCCATGAGGGCCTATGTGGATACCATCAGTCAGTTCTCCGATCTCCCTCCGGGGGAGAACGATGGGCGCCTCGTGAAGGTGAGGGACATCGAGGACTACGATAGTGTCTACTGGGTCCGCTATGATGCCGCATCGAACACCTGGGTGGAGGATGTTGGCTATGACCAGCAGGTAGAGCTGGATGCCTCTACCATGCCCCATATCCTCGTGAAGACCGGGGCGAGCACCTTCGAGTTCCGTGAGAACACTTGGGAAGTTCGCCCGGTAGGGGACAGCGATACGAACCCCCTGCCCTCCTACGTGGGAACCCAGATCAACGGCATCTTCCTCTTCAAGGGACGCCTAGGGCTCCTCGGCGGGGAGAACATGGTGCTCTCTCAGGTAGGCAACTTCGAACAGCAGTTCCGCACCACGGTCATGCAGGTTCTCGCTGAGGACCTCATCGATGTGGCCTCGGTCACTGGCCGGGTGTCTACCCTGTACCACGCTGTGTCCTTCGCGGATGAGCTAATCCTCTTCTCGGACAAACAGCAGTTCCGAGTGTCCTCCGGTGATGTCTTCGCGGCTGACACCGTGGGGATCACAGCGTCTACCTCGTACCCCTGTTCCCCTTATGTGGGACCCGTAAGCGTGGGGACCTCGGCCTACTTCGTGGGCAACGGACCTACCCATACGGTCTCAAGGGAACTCTACATCGATGTGAACCGTCAGACCGTCAAGGGTGACGATATCGCTGTGCAAATCCCGAGGTACATCCCGCTGGACGTGAGGGCCATCGCAGGCTCGCCCAGCGCCAACACCTTCATGATCTTCACCGAGAGTGAACCGAATACCATGTACGTCCACAAGTGGTACGAGGTGAACGATGAGAAGGTCCAGAGTGCTTGGTGCAAGTGGGAGTTTGACTCCAACGTAACCCTAGTGGGCATGGGCTTCCTCGATGATGTCCTGTACATCGTCTACAAGGTTGGCTCTGACGTGAGGATCGACAAGATGCTCGTGGGTCCGACTATCGACAAAGAACTTCTGCTCGATCACCAGATCACAGACAGCGACTTCTCGGTATTCACCTACGACTCTGGGACCGATCTGACCACTATTGATATCCCCTATGGCACCCCTGCGACCGTCGAGTTCTACCGGACTGACGACGGGAGCTACGCCCCTATCACGGCAACGAGGGTGGATGAGAACACCTATACCTTCGATGGGGACATCACGGGTTACTCGATCACCGCAGGGATCAACTATGAGTTCCTGTACCAGTTCTCGGATCAGTACATCAGGGAAGAGAGTGCGAACGGGGAAGCTGCTGTCCAGGATGGCAGGCTCCAGATGCAGTACATGTCCATCATCTACACCGATACCTCTTACTTCTCCGTAGAGGTTACCCCCGAGAGCAACACAACGAAAACCTATACGTTCTCTGGCAGGGTCCTAGGGGATGCCGATGCGCTCGCTGATAGCATCCCGAGGGACACCGGGGAGTTCAAGTTCCCCATCTTCGCTGAGAACGATCAAGTCACAATTCAACTCAAGAATGACCAACCCTACCGCTGCTCCTTCGGGTCAGTGGAATGGTCAGCCATGTATCGCCAGAAGGCGCGGAGGTTCTAAGATGGGGAAAGGCTATGTTCGCAATGCAAGTCACGATGACATCCAATCGCTGGTTGACGATCTACGACCAGCGGACATAGCCGAGATACAGGCGGGCTCACGACTACCACCATATGAAGCGATAGCCCACGGGCTGGACTATGGGGTCGCTGAGGTCGCCTGTCTCCCCGATGGAACCCCCTCGGCTGTCTACGGGGTTGTCCCTACGGGCTTCAACCCTGACCTCGGTATCGTCTGGATGCTTGCCACCAACCGCTTCTGCGGGCTGCACAGGCAGTTCCTCAGGGAGTGCAAGGGGCACATCCAGCGTATCGGGCAGAACTACAAGGCGATCTACAACTACACGGATGCTCGAAACAAGGTCCACCACAGGTGGCTCAAGTGGGCAGGCTTCCACATCATCAAGGAACACCCGAAATTCGGCGTTGAAGGACGACCGTTCTATGAGTTCGTCCGACTAATGGAGAGATAATATGTGTGATCCTACGCTGGCTATGGTGGGTGTGAACGCTGTGAGCACGATGGCAGGTATCAATGACCAGAACCGTGCTGCAATGGCCAACGCCCAGAATGCCAAGCTGGCGGCGAACAACGAGTATGTGCAAAACCAGAGGGCTATGATCGACCAGAACAGGGCGATCCTCCAGAACGGCATGGACATGATCCTACAGGGCCGTGCTGCTGAGAGCCGATCCTACACCAGTGCAATTCAGAGCGGGGTGCAGGGGTCCTCTGTACGCGCCCTCATGCGTGAGAAGGGCTTCGCCGCCACCCGCAACCGTCAACGTAACCGTCAAGAGATGGAAGGGTTGAAGAGCGCCACGACCACCCGCAATGAACAGACCAGAGCTAAGGCCAAGGCGAGGATCGCTTCTGTGCCCACCACTAGCTTCGGCATTGGGGATGCTCTGGGCATCGTCGCCCCTATCGCGAAGTACGGAAGTAACACCCTAGGCATCAATGGCCTTGGCGACTAAGGAGTGAAACATGGCACCACGTAGTGGACGGGTGAACCCCCAAGTACAAACTCGGGGTGCCGCTCGCAGCTTTGTCGAGAGCCTCGATACCTACTATCAACCCGCCCGTGACCGCAGGAAGGAAGAAGCGTTCCAGCGGGGCCTCAGCCAGTGGAGCAGTGTCTTCGAGGAAGAGGCTGCTCGCGTCCAGAAGGAACGTCAGGATCAACTCTACCAAGAGGGCCTGATGGACCAGCAGCGTGAAGCTGCGGGCGAAGAACTCAAGGGAGTACAGACCGGGGGGCTGTTCCGGCAGAACTCTCGGTACTACCAGATGGGCCTCAATGAAGCCCGTGGTCGCGCCGCTGGTATCAAGTGGAAGAGCGATCTGGCTGTCGAGTTTGAGCAGTCTGGGATCGATGCCACGAAGGACCCGGAAGCTTACCGGGCGTGGATGGATCAGAAGACTAACGAGTTCCTCTCGCAATTCGAGGGAAACCAGTACGCGATGGACGGGGCGCTTCCTCATGTCAATGAGGCTGTTCAGAACCTGTCCTACCAGTACTCCACGAGGCTGAACGAGCAGCTTAGGCAAGAACACTTCGATGCGTTCGATCTGGAAATCGCCAACATCTTCGACTCGGATTTCCGAGGGGAGGTGGACAGACAGACCGCCATCGATGCCCTCGCCGCTGCTACTGATGAGATGAAAGAGTTCGAAGGGGGCACCGCCGCAAACGATGCTCTCGTCGACTCCGCCATCCAGTATGCCTTGAAGCACGAAGACCCCGAGGCCCTCCAAGTTCTCGCTGAGGGCTTCGATCAGGGAAAGCTCAGGCTCTCCGGGCGCAACCAGAAGAAACTCAAGGATGCAGTGGATACCCTCGAGGCTCAACTGAGGGCCGCTGACTCCCGCATGTCTGCACAGGAGAAGGAACGCCAGAGGGCTGTCAACGAGCAGATCATGGTGTCGTTCAGTGAGCGCCTCTCGGCAGACCCCACGACCCCTATGCCAACCTACGCTGAGGTTGTGGCCCAAGGGGGTAACTACGAGGCCTTCGTCAGGATCAAGAACATCCGCGATACCTTCGATAACGCTGCTGGTGGTAGCCAGCGCAAGAAGGTCGAGACCGAGGCCATGTGGGAACTCCAAGACTCCCTCGATCAGGCTGAGACTACGGCCCAGAAAGAGCGTGTCCTCCGAGAGTGGACCACGCGCTACCCCGGCGTCCTCACCCCGGAACAGTTGACCAAGCGTATCAACGAGTTCCGCGAGGAGGAAGATGTCAACGCGGCTATGGACGGGCAACTCAAAGAGTACCGCAACCTCTTCGTTGATGATGTGGGTATGCTGGTCGAAGAGAATTACTCCAAGGAGACCACCTCTCACGTCGCCAACCACGCCAAGCGTGTCTACACGGCCTATCTCCGCAGGGAGAAGGACCGGATGATCTCGGAGGGCCTCACGGTCGAAGAGATGCACACCGAGGCCAAGGAGTACGCCGTCGAGCAACTCAACAAGACATTCCCTGACAGGATGGCTCAAGGGTACGCCGATAAACCAGGTGTTGGTAAAGTCGTCGGTGGACAGCCCGAGCCCCCCAAGCCTATCTGGGAAGATGAACCCGTAGAGGGCGCCGAAGAGGAAACCCTCATGGAGACCCCCGAGGAAACCGAGGAGGTCACCGAGCAGGCCCTCGAGAACCCCGAGGAGGAGTCCTTCTACGCAACCCTCCTCAACAGCTTCACTGACGGTGTGGATGAACGTCCGCGCCCGATGGAGCTTGCCAAGGTGTTCACCGAGGACCCTGAGTTCGCCCGTGAGGTGGAAACCCTAGCGGATGACTTGGGCTTCTCAGCGTACCAGCTAGGCGCTGTGATGTCCTTCGAGACCGGAGGAACATTCGACCCCGCAGAACTGAACAAGGCAGGGTCCGGTGCTACTGGGCTCATCCAGTTCATGCCAGCCACTGCAAGGGGCCTCGGGACTACCACCGATGAACTCGCAGGTATGAGCCGTGTTGAGCAGATGAAGTACGTTCGCAAATACTTCAATCAGTGGAAGGGCAGGATGCAGAAGGGGGATATCAACGACCTCTACATGGCAGTCCTCTGGCCCGCAGCTATCGGGAAGCCTGATGACTATGTGATCTTCCGTAGCGGCACTGAGGCTTACCGGCAGAACGCCAAGCTGGACCGCAACGGAGATGGCACCGTTACCAAGTGGGAAGCTGCATACAAGGTGCGGCAGAAGTACTACGGACAACAAGGTTAAGGATGAAACATGAGCGGTTATGAAGTGATCCCTCAGGAGCACATCGATTGGCTCGCCGAACACGATACCCCGGAATACCGGGCGTCGTTTGACCAGAAGTATGGTCCCGGCTCTGCTGAGAGTGTTCTGACCCCTCCCGAGGATGAGGATCGGGCAGACCCCTCTACCCTCTCGATCTGGGGTAGGGTCAAAGATGCCGCTCGTGGTATCCCCTATGGTGTCCAAGACGCGGTGAACGAAACCATCAACTTCGGGGCTGATGTCGTTGAAGACTTCGACGATTGGGCCTCGAGGCAACTCGATGACCTCGGCGTCCCCTCACGTGTAATCTGGGGGGACGGCGAAGGCCTTCGTCTGGGCTACTACCATGAAGTGCAGGGTGCTCAGGACAGGTTGGTCGGGGGTACCTCCGGTGTCGATAACGATGCCGACCCTATCCAGATTAGGAGCATAGACGAGCCTATCACAGGGACCGGCAAGTTCGTCGGTGGTGTCTCTCAGTTCGTCACCGGGATGGTCGGTGCTGGCAAGTTCACCAAGCTGGTGGGCCTCAGGGGCGCCTTTGTAAATGGTGCTCTGGCTGACTCGATTGTCTTCGACCCGGATGATCCCAACATCACCCGTGTTCTGGAAGAATTCGGTGTGGACCTCGGGGCCTTTGGCGATCTGATCCGCAATGACCCTGACGACAACGAGTACATCAACCGGCTCCGCAATGCCGCTGATGGTGCCATCGGGGGCGCTATCCTGGAAGCTATCGGATGGAGCATCAAGGCTGTCAAGGCGAGGGCCAAGGGTGACATCTCCGCTGCTGACGAATTCTTCAAGCAGGGGGAGAGGGCCCTAGGCCCTGTCGATGCCGAGATCAAGCGTGGCGCCAAGGCTGTCGCTGCTGATGCCGAGAGGACCATCAAGGAGACCCCTGAGACCATCAGGGAGATGGACGAGATCGCCGAGAGAGCCAAGGTCGAGGCCGATGGCCAGATCAATATGGACCTCGGGGATGTCCCTCTGAAAGACGCTGAACCTGCCGTGAAGGCACCCAAGCGGTCCTTCAAGGTCACCCCTGAGCAGGCCGAGAAGATCAGGTTCAACGCGAGGCTGGCCGCTTCGGCTGACCACGCTACCAAGACCAAGACCATCTCGTGGCGCTCCATCCGTACCGCAGAGAGCTACGATGATGTAATGGATGAGATTGCCGCAGTGAGCGAGGTCTACGCTGACGAGTTCGCCAAGATCAAAGGCGGCAGTGTCCAGCGTTGGCGCACGGTCGCTGGGCAGTCCACGAGAATCCTCAGGGAACTCACGGAGATCACCGGGCGTTCCAAGAAGGACCTGATGCGCGAATTCTTTGGCGGTTACGATGATGTAACGAAGATGGCTGCGACCCTTAAAGCCAGAGAAGACTACGTGTTCACCCTAGGGAAAGACATCAAGCGCCTCGGGCAGGCCCTGTATGACGCCAAGGCTGACGATGGAGCTACCCGGCGTATCCTCAGTGAACTTGGCCTAGAGAACCTCAACCAGCTTAGGGCCGAGATCAACGCCAAGAGGGAACTCTTTGCGAACCTCTCGGGCGCTGTCAACGCTGATCGGACCAACATTGCTCGTGCGATGAACGCCATGAAGATGGCCCGCAAGCAGGACCCGAGGCTCAAGGCGCTTCTGGAGGGGAGGAACGATGTGTTCCGATCCGCTGATGTACTGGCCGATGCTATCGGTCGTGGGAGGATCGCGGCAGAGGACCCCAAGCTTCTCAAGATCATCAACGGGAACCTCGAGAACATCAGGAAGACTGCTGAGGGGCTCAACCATTACCGGATCAACGCCCTTCTCTCGGGCCCCGGTACTCAGCTTATCAACATCACGTCGAACCTCATCAACACGACAGTTATCCCCACCACTCAGGTGATCGGAGGGGCTGTCAGAGGGGACGCCCGCATGGTTCGCCACGGCGCCCAGCAGCTTCGCTACCAGATCGCAGGGTCTTGGGAGGCTATCCAAGCTGCCCTCAGCGCGGGGTACAACAAGCGGGCTATCCTTGACCCCTTTGATGGGAAGATCGAGGGTGAGGATATCATGCAGCGCCTCAACGGGCCTGTTAATGAGCTTATCTCCCTCCCCACCAGGTTCCTTATGATGATGGACGAGTTCTTCAAGCAGGCTCACTATCGTGGCCGGGTGCTGGCCGATGCTGACGCTGAGGCTGCTGCCAAGGGTCTACAGGGGGCTGAACGGGCTGCGTTCATGCAACGTAAGCTCCGAGCAGCCTTCGATGATACCGGGCAGGCTCTAGACGCTGAGGCTCTCCTCCAGACCCAAAGGGCTACCTTCACGGAGCCCCTCATGGGCGGGTGGGCAAAGTCGCTCCAGAAGATGGCCATCGACTATCCTGCTGTGAGGTTCTTCCTTCCGTTCGTGCGGACCCCGATCAACATCGTCTCTCAGGCGATCCAGACCACCCCCGGTGTCGCTGTGATCTCCAAGAGGTTCCGCGAGGACATGCAGGCGGGAGGCATTCGAGGTGCTCAGGCCCTCGGGCGCCAGATACTTGGTCTCAGCATCGTGACCGCTACATGGACCGCTCTGTCCAACAACAGGGTTACCGGCTCCGGTCCTGCCGATCCTGAGATCAGGAAGGCATGGATGGCGGCGGGTAACGTCCCATACGCGATCAATATGGGGGAAGACGAGAACGGGAACACGGTCTGGATTGACTACTCCAGAATGGAACCCCTGTCGAACCTCATATCGATCACTGCGGACCTGATGGAGATCACTCAGAACGAGTACGGGGACTACGAAGAGGCCGATAACATCGCTCTTGGTCTTCTGCTCGCCACCGCTGAGAACACCGTCAACAAGACGTTCACTCAGGGCATCTCTGACTTCATCGCTCTGATCGACTCGAGGGACCCTCAGGGTGCCCAGAGAGCCATCAGGAACATCGCAGCGTCCTTCACCCCGAACATCCTCAACCAGCTTAACGGCGATGAGGCGTATCGTGAGGTGAGGAACGTCACTGATGCCTTCAAGGTGCGTGACGCGAGGTTCAATGAAGTGGACCCCAAGCGGAACATTCTGGGAGAGATCGTGTGGCGTGACAACTACAAGTGGCTCCCTATAGGAACGGTGACGAAGGCCGATGATCCTATCTTGCAGAAGATCACCGACATGGCGATCCTCGACAGGACTATCTCCACCGCACCGAACCGCACTATCAGGGTCCCTGATGGTCTCGGGGGTCTGGAGAAGTTGGACCTCGCTACCGTCCCGTACAAGCCCGGTCAGTCTCTCTATGACGCTTGGCTGGAACGTATGGGCACCATCAAGATCAGCGGGAGGACGCTCAGGGAAGAACTTGAGAACGTCTTCGAGTCCTCTTCGTTCCAAAATGCTGCACCCGGTATCCTCGGGGGTGGACCAGGTACTCAGTCAGGCATGATCAGTGATGTCCTGTCTGCTTACAGGAACGCCGCCAAGTGGGACATTCCCGAACTCAAGGAGCTACTTGAAGGCGCCAATAAGGGAAGAGCAAGTGTTATCAGGGAAAAGAGGAGGCAGCAGATGAGCAGGGACCTGTTCCCTAACGCCCCTCTAAGCTCTGATTTCAACATCGACGACGCATTTCTAGGAAGGTAATGAAACTATGGCAGCTAAGGAAGAAACCCTAGGGCTGCTTCATGAAGCGGTCGCTCGTGACCTCCTCGCAAAAGTAGAAAGCGGGGAGGCCACGGCGGCTGAACTGAACGCAGCCATCAAGTTCCTCAAAGATAACCACATCGAATCTCTAGCGACCGAGAAGAACACCCTCGGTGCCCTAGCGAAGACCCTCCCTGACTTTGATGTCGATGAGGAGGGTCTCTATGCCAACTGATCACGCCATGAAAATAGATGAGGGTGGGGTGCCTGTTTATGAACTATCTAGGCGGGTCAGTAGGCTCGAAGATGCACAACATGAGATCGTAAAGAGGCAATACGCCCTTGAGAATGAATTAACAGCAATGAACAAAGATATCTCCTACATCAGAGAAACTCAGGATAAACAAACACAGGGAATTAATAGAATTCTCTGGGCTATTATTCTGGCTGTTGTTGCCGCTGCAACCACATTCGTTCTCGATGGCGGTCTCGTTTCGATTGCTCAATAATACATAGGAGGTCCCATTGGCCTTTTCCGAAAAAGAGTACACTGGTGATGGGTCCACCACGGACTTCACGATCACCTTCGATTACCTCGACGAAGACCATGTGAAGGTCTCTGTGGACGGTGTGCGTACCTCGGACCTTAGCTCCCTGTACAGCTTCTCGTTCGTGTCGAGCACCGTGGTCCGTGTGGTCAAGGTCTCCGATGGGACCTCCGCGCCTGACTCGGGGCTGACCGTCAAGGTCTTCCGTGAGACCCCCGTGGACACCCCGGCAGTCGTCTGG